CCCGGTTCCCCGACCGGGACGGGCTTCCCCTCGGCATCGAGCAGTTGCTCGACGCCGAGAAGGCAGCGCGCCACGACGGCGACACAGGCCGAGAGGTAGCGCTCGCCGTACTCGTCGAAGAGCGCGGCGCGGTCCGGCCAGGTCATCGGCCGGAGCCGCCAGGCGGGCTGGTCCTCGGGCGCGAGGGTGCGGTGCGCCTCGAGGACGTAGCGGAACTCCGCCGCGAGCTGGGGCAACGTGATCTTGGGGCTCATCAGTCCGTCGTCACCTTGAGGCGGTTCGTGCCTTCGGGGGAGATCGTGCCGCCCAGGTCCCAGGTCCGCACGCCGCCGTCGTCGCCGTACTTCGGCGGGTCGGCGATCACGGCCTTGTCCGCCGTGAGGGAGAGCTTGTTGTAGGCCGCCGAACCCCACGCGAGGGCGAGCACGGCCGCGGTGCCCGCGATCCAGCCGGCCACCGGGTTGTAGTCGGCCACCAGGCCAGCTTCCATCGTCACGCTCCAGGTCATCTTCCGATGCGTGATCAGGTAGCCCGCCAGCGCGTCGGCGACGTTGACGTTCTTCCGGCTCGTCAGGGTGTTATCGATCGACACGCTGAACTTCCGTACCACGTAGGTGGCGGCGCCCGCGTAGCTAAACGACGCGGCCATCGCGGTCAGCGGCGGCACCGACGTCTTGTACGTCGGCGTCGTCATCGCCGCGTCGGTCGGCGCGTTGTAGAGGCCCCGGATCGTCGCCGTGATGATGCCGGGCTGTCCGGCCTCCCCCGTGAACTCCAGCTTGCTCACGCGGGCGGCGGTGATCTTGTGCAGCACGGGAGCGACGCCGGTGTTGACACCCTGCCAGCAGTAGAGCGTGACCGTCTTGAGGCCGGTGCTGACCGTGTCGTAGTCCCACTTGTTCGTGGTGAACGTCGCGCTGAAGCCGGCGGCCTGCATGATCGCGTCGCCCTCGAAGCTGATCCCGGCGGTGTAGCTCGTGCCGGAGCCCCGCACATAGAACTTGAGCTGCAGCTCCGCGTACTTCGCCGCCGGCGCCAGTGGCGCCGCTTCATCGAGCAGCTGGTTCGCGAGCCCGGGGCGCGGGTTGTTCTGCTCCGCGCCGTAGGTCAGCGTGGCGTCGTCCATCAGCTGGATCGCGTCCCCCGCGGCGGGGGTCGGGTCCGTGCCTTCGGTCGCTTCGATCTTGGCGAGGACGACCTGGATTTCCTTGACCTGGATGGGCATGGGTTACTCCTCTGCCGCAGGGGCGGCGGGCGGCGCGGCCGGCGGCGGCACGGGCTCCTGGAGGACGCCCGCGATGTACACGCCACCGTGCGTGGGCAGTCCCTGGGGTTCTGGGGGCATCGTCAGACTCCTTGCGTACGCATCCACAAGGTGAACGAGAGCGCCCCGGCCACGCGCAGGGTCGCGTTCTCGCCCTTCAGGGACTCGAGCTGAGCGGCGAGCGTGTCGATCTTGATGATGGCGCGGTTCGTGGCGCCGAAGGCCTTGCCGGCGAGCCCCTCGGCGATCGGGACCAGCGCCTCGAGCGTGATGCCGATGTCGCGGCCAGCGTTCCCGAGATCCGCCTGCCGCGTGACGTAGAGCAGGACCACCGGGATGGTCCGCAGGTCCCGCACGCCGAACGCCGCCGCGTCGCCCTCCGCCCGGGCGTTGGCGCCCACGAAGTGGAACAGGGCCGGGTAACTCGGCGCCCCGAGGGGGTCGGTCACGCGGCCATCGTGCACGGCGGCGAGGTTCGGGACGGAGGTGCTGTAGACGGTGTTGAGCGCCGAGAGCTTGGTGTTCACCGCGCTGACGGTGAACTCCTGCACGATGAGCTGCTGCGCGGGCCAGAGCATCAGGGCACCATCAGGACGCGGGTGATCTCGCCGTCGTCCATCGGCAGCAGGTCGCGCACGGTGTAGGCGGTGCCGGCCACGGTGATGGCGACCCCCCGCGCGAGCGCGGGGAAGGCGCCGGTCCGGACCAGCAGCGAGGGACAGCGTTCGAGGCCGGCGCCCGTGGTCGGGTCCTCGAGCACGACGGCGTCGAGGTCCAGGAGCCCCTTGCCCGTGACGCCGCTCACGACGACGGTGTCCCCGAAGTCGGTCAGCGCGCAGGCGAAGTCGCCGGTCTTGAAGGGCATCTAGCGGCCGCGGGCCCGCGCGGGCACGGGATCCCGGTGCTCAATGGTTTCGGGGGCGGGCGCCAGGAGTGCGCGCCGCTCGGCGAGAAGCGCCCGGCCGAACTTCTCATCGACCTCGTGCGCCTCGCCCTCCGCCAGGTGGCGGCCATTGTACTGCACGGCGTACAGCAATCGAATCCGCATGAGTCTCCCGAGGGTGGCGGGGGCGGTCCTCTGCCCCCGCCCACCGTCTCGGACGCTTACAGGGCGTCCTTGATCGCGGCGAAGCTGGCCGCGTGCCGCACGCCCACGTCCACGAGCTGGATCGTGGTGAGCTTCACGCTGTTCTTGTCGGCCAGCGTGTAGATGTCGGGGATGATCTCGAACGCACCCCAATCGCCGATGAAGATCTCCTGGAAGTTCCCGAAGATGATCGCCGAGCAGATCGTGGTGCTGGTGCCCTTGGTGAGGTTCGAGGGCACGTTGGCCGACGCGAACGCCGGGTAGCCGTTCAGCTCGCCGTTCTCCCAGATCGCCACGCCGTTCGTGGTCGCGAACTTCTGGGTCTGCTTCATGTAGCCGCGCTGGCCGGGCGTGGTGAGGTACGCCAGGCTGCCGCGCAGTGCGGAGGAGTTGGCGATGTTGGTCTCGAGGTCCACCAGCTTGGGGAAGGTGACCACGGCGCCGTTGGTGCCCATCGTGACGGAGCCGATCCCGGAGACGGACAGGACGCCGCGCGGCTGCGAGGACGCGGTGCCGTTGATCGCGGCGATGTCGTACCCCTGCGCGTGAATCGCAGCGAGGTCCTGCCGCACGATGCTGTCGATGTCCGGCGTGGACTGCGCCAGCAGCTGGCGGGAGTAGGAGGTGGTCGCCTGCGCCGCCGTCGGCGTCATGGTCAGCTGGTCCATGGTCATGTTGCTCGCCGTGGTCGCCGAGCCCGGCGCTTCACCAGGCCAGTAGAGCGTCGCGGCCGTCAGCTGGCGCGGGAAGGCGAGGTTGCCGGTCAATCCCGACAGGAGCCGGGCCCCGGCCTTCACGACGCACATCTCGGCCCGCAGGAGCTCGATGAACTCGCGCTGCTCCTGGAAGACCACCGAGCCGCCGATCGACGCCGTGCCGGCGACGAGGGTGGCACGGGTCGAGGTCGGGATGTAGATCCCCGTCGGCTCGCGCTGCAGCTTCTGCGCGATCGCGCGGGAGACTTCGGACTCGAACCCGTCCCGCTTCTCGATGTGCTGGACGATGGCCCGGCAGATCGAGTAGGACCGCGCCTCCCTCTCGGTCAGCTCGACGATCGGCGTGACCTGCCGCGACGCCTGCTCGACCTTGCGGTCGAACTCGGCCTGCACCTTCTCCAGGACTTCCTTGCGGACGTCCGAGAGCGGCGTGCCGCGCTCGAGCCAGGTGCCGACCTTGTCCTGCATGCCGTGCTGCGCGCCCAGGCGAACGATCTCCGCCGCCTCGCCGCGCTCCACGGTGGTGATGGCCCCCACGGGGGCCGCTGCGTTCAGTTCCACGCTGCGCTCCATTGCTGTGGCCTTGTGAGGGGCCGTCTCGAGGGCCAAGACCTCCACCGTGTCGCCGCCCTCGTCGGCCCCACGGCCTGCGCCTACGGTCGGATCTGCCGGCACCGGCACCACGCTGGTCTCCATCGGCAGCCACCGGGTGACCCGGTAGGTGTCGAGACCCGTGCCCGCGTCCGTGGATTCGAGCTTCATCTGCTGCACCCGGTAGCCGACCGAGATGTGGCGCCGGATGCCGTCCTGGATGTCCTGCTGGATCTCCTGCGCCCGGGCCGAGCGCCCGAAGCGGATCGTGCCCCGGAGCACGCGGTCCGCGCCGAGCGCACAGTCCTCGAGCACGCCGACCTGGTCGGCGGTGTCGTGGTTCACCAGGACGGCCGCGCCGTCCGCGAACCGCGAGAGGTCCACCGCACCCGCGCCGTGGTCGAGAATCTCTATGCCGAACCACCGCTCGACGGGATACTCCGAGCTGATGGCGATCGGGAACCGCCCCGGCTCCGAGGTCCCGCCGCGCGACTCCTCGAGCAGGATCTGGACGTCCCGGAACTGCGTCCCGAGCTTCAGGGTCTTCTTCTCCATCCGTTCCTCCTCAGTCCTTGCGCTTGGGTGCGGGGGGTGCCGGGACCGGCGCCTTGCCCTTCCCCTTGGCGGGCGGGGGCGGCGGGGGCGTGGGGTTCGCGTCGTCGGGCGGCGGGGCGCTGTCGGGCGGGAATCCGGCCGCGGGAGCGGACGAGCTGCTGCCGCTGATCTCGATGTCGTACTCCTCGGCGAGTTGCGTCTCGGCGTCGAGGTTGGCGAAGATCTCCTCGATCTCCCGCCCCTGCGACGCGGCGACGTCGGACCGGGACTCGAGGCCGTAGTCGATCGCCTGCACGGTGGCCGCGATGTCGGCGCGCGGATCCACCCACGTCCAGCCGCGGGGCCGCCAGGCGACGCCGCCTTCCGCGAGCAGCGCGCGCGCGGCGGCCGGGATCTGCTCCTTCAGGATCGCGAGCTCGAGCCACTCGGCGAACACCCGCCGATGGAGGTGCTCGACGAAGAACGCCTGGAGCCGCCGGTAGACGTCCCGATCGGCCAGGGTGCCGGCGCGCATCGAGGAGTAGTTGACGCTCTCGAGGTCCGACGCGATCGCGTTGTAGGAGACCCGCAGGCCCCCCGCGACGCCGCGCAGAATGGCCTTCGTGAAGGCGCTGAACTCCGCATTCGGGCTCGCCGGCGCCCAGGGCGTGAACGTCGATCCCGGCGGCAGCGAGCGCACCAGGCCGGGGCTCGCCTCGATCTCGAGGCTCTGGTCATCGCCTGGCGCTTCGCCGTTCGCCGAGAGCGGGGCCGACTCCGCGTCGGTACTGATGAAGCCCATCTGCGCCGCGGCGGCGCGGGCCTGGACGAGCGCCGCCTCATGGAATCCCCGCAGCATCTGCAGGTCCACCAGGATCGGCGCGAACCACGTCACCCCGCGGCTCTGCCCCACCCGGGGCGCGAGGAAGAGGTGGAGCACGTCGGCGGCCGACACCCGGCTGCGGGTGCGCCCCTTCGCGATGAACTCGTAGTCGTTCGGGTGGCCGTCCCAGAGGTGGTAGGCGCTCACCCGCCCCTGGCCGTCGTACTCGATCCCCATCCGCACTTCCGCCCGGCCGCGTGAGGCGGCGCGGTTGAACTGCACGTCGAGGAAGTCGGCGTCGAGGAGCTTGACCGCGAACCCGAACGGGTTGCCGCGCACGCCGCGGTAGATCCGCACCAGGACCTCACCGTCGAGCGGCAGGGCCCGCGCCGCCTGCTCCTGCATGTCCACCCAGCTCCAGCGTCCGTCGAGGCTCGCCGTGTCGGCGTGCCCCCAGGTGGACCAGGCCTTCTCCACGGTGCTGTTCAGCTCGCGGTCCAGCTCGCCCGCCAGGGTCTTCGCCCGCGGCTGCAGCCGGATTCCGGGGCCGACGATGTTGTCGGCCATGATGCCGAGGAACTGCGTCGCGTAGCCCGAGTTCCGGGAGAGGTCCCGCGCGCGGCTCCGCAGCGCGACCAGGTCGCCCTTGATCTCCTGGTCGGCCGAGACGGTGTTCGTCGTCCAGGTGCTCGTGAGGCGGTTGACCGCCGCGCCGGCGTAGTACTGCCGCTTGGTGGCGCGCGGCGGCTGCCGGCTCCACCCCAAGGCCCCAAGCACGCGATCGACGAAGCTCATGCGGTGGGGTCCGTGAACCGGTAGGCGTAGGTGCGCGTCGACAGGGCGCCGCCGGACTGCTCACGGCGGACCTCGAGGAGGTAGCGGCCGCGCAGCTTCTGGAGCTCGGGGATGGAGAGCTTCTTCATCGAGCGGCCGGCGAGGGCGTACTCCTCTTCCTGTGTGAGGATCCGGCCCTCGAGCGCGGACTCGATGAGGGTGAGCATCTTGACGGCGTGACTGCGCTGGTCGCCGGTCTTCACGGCGAGGTCGGGCTGCACCACGAAAACCCCGGCGCCGACCTGGTGGCGCTCGCTGGCCTTCGTCAGGAAGCTGCGCCACTGGTACGTCCCGGGCGTGTAGGCGGCGGTCGTGGCGGCGGCGAGCGAGACGGCGTAGTGATCGCCGGAGATCGCGGCGCTGATCGCGGCGACGGTGGCGGGGCCGGTGAGGGCGTAGCTGAGCGCCCACCCCTCGGCGGTGGGGTAGTCGGCGTAGGACTTGGTCCACTGCCAGGTATCGCCGACCACCAACGTCGTCGGCTCGGACTCCGGCACCTGATACGGCGTGGCCCACCTCCAGGCTAACGAAGACGGCCCAAGCGCTGAAGGGCGCTGGGGCCGCTGGACTAGCCTGGGTTGTGCCGCGCGGAACTAGTCCGCGCGTCTGATGCGAAGGTAGGAACTCGCTACCGGGAAGTCAACCTACCGCCACGCATTGATCCATCCTGGCGGGCGCGGCCGCGGGATCCGGATCGCGGGCGTCTGCGTGCTCTGCGGCGCGGGCGCCGGGGCGGCGGCGGGCTGACCGGCCAGTCGATCCGCCATCACGCCCAGCTCGCGCAGCGTCGGCGCGCCGAGCGCGACGAGGGCGGCCGTGGCGTAGACCTCGAGGTCGAGCGCCTCGTTCCGGGGGCGGATCTTCTCGTAGCTCCGGTAGGGCCGCCCCTTCAGAAACCGCGTGACCACTTTCTCCGCGGTGAGCTGCAGGAAGTACTCGACGTCCACCGCGGTGGGGAAGTGGAAGTAGCCGGGCCCGGGCTGCCCGATCTTGAGCCGGGCGTAGATCAAATCCTTGGCGCTGTCCGTCCCCACGGGGAAGAGGCGCACGCGCTGCTTGTTCGAGCGGCTGGGGCGGCCGAGCAGTGGGCGCCCGGGCTGACTGAGACCCTTCACCGCGTAGACGCGGCGCGACTGCCGCGGCGCCACGAAGCGGTAGACGTGCTCGGTGTGGTGGCCGCCGCTGTCGATACAGCACGCCTGGATCCGGAGCTGCTGCCCGTTGGCCATCGCCCACGCGCGGGTGAGGCGCTGCTCGAGCAGCTGCCAGACTTCCGGCCGGCCGGGGTCGCCGAAGAGCTGCTCCCAGAGCACGAGCCACGATTCCTCGCCGCGTCCCCAGCCCTTGACCGCGAGCTCGAGCCGGTCGCCCTGGACGTCCACCCCAGCGGTGAGCACGCCCACGCCAGTGGGGACTTCGGCGTCGTACGTCTCGCGCCGGGCGCCGAGCATCGTCTCCGAGATCCGCTCGCCCTTCTCCTCCCAGCACTCGCCGAGCACGGTGTTGACGAACGTGCGCAGCCGCTCGGGGTTGTCCTTCGCCCCGAGAAATTCGCGCACGAGCTCCTCCCACCGCGCCCAGGGGGAGTAGAGCGCGGAGAGGTGGAAGCCCGCCACGCGCCGGCCCGGCTGCTGCGCGACCCAGACCCCGGCCTGCAGCATCGCCAGCTTGTCCTGCTCCTCGATCAAGGCGCCGCACCCCTCGCAGGCGTAGCGCGCCGTCTCCGGCTGCCCCGTCTCCCACTTGAGGTTCGCCCAGACCAGGCGCTGAAGGTGAGCGCACGAGGAGCAGGGGACGAAGAAGTAGCGCTGGTCGCTCTGGTCCCACTCCTGCTCGATGCGGCTGAACCCCTTCAGCGTCGGGGTGGAGGCCACGTACTGCTTCCGGTTCCAGAAGTTGGCGGTGCGTTTGAACGCCAGGCTGATGGGGTCGCCCTCGGTCCCCGCCGAGATCGGGTAGCGATCGACCTCGTCGCAGAGCACCACCCGGATCGGCCGCATGGCGAGCCCCGCCGCCGAGTTGGCGCCGGTGATCGTGATGTGCCCGCCCCAGAACGTCTTGTGGAGGATCGTGTTTCCGCTGTCCCGGGTGCGGGCATCCTTCACCTTCCCTCTGAGGCGCGGCATATCGCGCAGCATCGGCGCCAGGCGGTCCATCGACCAGGCGCGGCCCATCTCCACGGTCGGCTGCAGCACCAGGATGGGGCTCGGGTCCTGGTCGATGAAGAAGCCGACGATGTTGTTCACCAGCTCGGTGGCGCCCACCTGGGCGCTCTTCATCCAGACCACGCGCTCGATCAGTGGATCCGAGAACGCATCCATGATCCCGCGCTGATACGGCGCGCGATCGGTCCTCCAGCGCCCCGGCTCGGCGCTCGCCTCCCGGCTGAGCACCCGGTAGCGGTCCGACCACTCCGAGACGGTGAGGTCCGGCGGGGGCGAGAGGAGGGCGCGGACCAGCGCGGCCCGACGCCGACGCCACTCATGCAGCGCGCGGGGCGCCGTCTTCATCGAGCTGGGCGTCTTCGCCCACCTCCGCCAGGGCCTCGAGCACCTCGTGCACCGCTGGCCGCAGCCGCGTCATCGCATCGGGCACCGTCTTGCACCCGACCAGGGCGGGGGCCCACTTCCCGGGCACCGAGAGCAGCACAGCGCGCACCCGCTGGCAGATGCCGGCGACCTGCGTCTCCAAGTACTCGAGCGTCACGAGCTGGCCCTCCCGCTGCGCCAGATCCATCTCCGCGAGCTGGACCTCGGCGAGCAGCTTGCGGTTCAGCACGTCGGTGCGGTTCTTCGGCTTCTCGCGCCGCGCCTCGTCCGCGCCTTGCTTCCGCCCGAACCACAGCAGGCACTCGGTCACCGGGTAGAGCCACTTCCCGTCCTTCTCCAGTCGGGGCATGCCCTGCGTGACCAGGTTCGCCACCTGCTGCGTCGAGCGCTTGATGAGCCGGGCGATCTCCTTCTGCGAGACGAGGGCCGGGGCCGCGGGGCGGGCGCGCGCCATCAGATCGTCTGGTCGGTCACCCGCTCGCCCTCGAGGATCGTGCCCGTCGACCGGTGTAGGCAGATCCAGTTCTGCGAGACGCCATCGGGCGGGTCGATGACGTTCTCCGCCACGCCCGCGATGTTTTCGGGGTTGAACATCGGCGGCGTGTGCCACCAGGCCAGATAGCCGTGCCGCTCCAGCCACTCGAGGAGCGCGGGCCGCTTCGCCGCGAACGTCGCCTCGAGGTAGAGCGCCGGCCGGAGGCGCGCGATCGTGTCCTCCGCGCCCCGCAGTACGTCGAGCTCCATCCCTTCGACGTCGGCCTGGAGGAGGTCCAGGCGCTTGAGCCCCAGGTCGTCCAGCGGCTTGATCGGCACCTTGTAGCCGGGCAGGTCGGCCAAGGGGCTCTCCGCCCCCAGCTGGAGGCCGCCGAAGCTGTTGTCCACGTCCATGTCGAGTGAAGGCACTTTGATGTCACCGCGCGTCGCGCCCAGCGCCATCTGGTAGGGGAAGACGTGATGCCAGCCGCGGAGGGCGACGTTGGCGCAGAGCACGTAGTACAGCTCGCGCTGCGGCTCGAAGGCGAGCACCGCCCCGCCGGCGCCGACGGCCAGGGCGAAGGGCACCATCAGCGCGCCGATGTTGGCGCCGGCGTTCACCACGACGCAGCCCGGCCGCAGCATACGCAGCAGGAAATCCGCCTCGAGGTAGGAGTACTCGCCGTACCGCTCGATCACCGACCCCACGTAGTGATCGTGCCAGTTGACCAACATCGGGCCGAACCGGGAGGCGACGAGCCGGTTACAGGGCTCGCTCGGGAGGGCTGGCGCGGCGGGCGAGGAGGGCGACGAGGTCGGCTCGGACACGGGCGATAGTCTCCTGCCATGCATCATGGCGTGGGCGGCGATAGAGTTTGAGCGAGGCGTACCAGGGCGAGTCGCTGCGGCCGAGCATCCAGCGCCAGTCGGGCGAGGGCGGCAGGATCACCCAGCACGGCACGCCCAGCGCGCCGGCCAGGTGCGCCATCGCGGTGTCCACCGTGACGAGCAGGTCCAGCTGGCGGAGCACGCAGGCCGTGTCCGTGAAATCCCGGGGCGCCAGGTCCGAGAGCCGCAGCATCTCGGCCGGCGCATCGAGTGCGCGCTCGCCCATCTGCATCGTGACCCACTCGACGCCAGGCGTGGCGAGCAGATCCTCGAGCAGCGCGAAGGGCACGGAGCGCTGCCGGTCGCCCGCGTGACCCGGACTGCCCGCCCACACGAGGCCGACGCGGCACCCCTTGGCCGGCGGCAGCGTCGGTCCCTGCTCCGGCGCGCGCAGGTAGCCCGTTGGGAAGGGGATCGTGTCCTGGTCGGTGCCGAAGAGGAACGGCAGCGACATCATCGGCGCCTGCACGTCGTGCTCGGGGATCACGTCGTCGCGGGCGATGAGGGTCAGCGCGGGCGCCGCGGGATCGAGCAGTGAAACGAGTCGGAGGGTCGGGGGCCGCAGCTCGACGATGATTTGCCCGCCATCCGGGTCCAGGAGGGGCACGTACCGCAGCATTTGCATCGTGTCACCGAAGCCCTGCTCCGCATGGAGGAAGAGGCGGCGACCGTTTAGCGGGGAGCCGTCCCAGCGCGGCGTCGAGAGTTCGGTGCGCCCGTACTCCGCGAGGTGCTCGGGCATGCGCCAGCGCGCCTCGTAGTCGCGGAATCCGCCCACCAGGTCCCCGGTCAGCAGCTTGGCGAGCGAGGCGTTGAGCTGCGCGTTCGGCGACGTCGGGTGCAACTGGCGCGCCTGGGCGTAGCAGGCGAGCGCGCGCTTGGGGAGGCCCTCCTGCAGGAAGACGTTGCCCAGGTTCGTCCAGGCTTCGGGTCGCGGGATGAGCGCGATCGCGCGCTCGAGGTAGCGACGCGCGTGCTTCGTGTCCGTCTCCGCCTGGTAGGCGGAGCCCAGGTTGTAGAGCAGCTCGCTGCGCCACTTCTTCGCGGCCTGGGCGGTGCCTGGGGGCGCGAGCTCGAGGCAGCGGCGCAGCGCCGAGATCGCGAACGGCCACTCCTTGAGCCGTGCCGCCGAGATCCCGGCGATGTACCAGCCCATGAAGTAGCTCGGCGCCAGCTCCGTGGTGAGCGTGCGCGCGATCAGGGACGTCAGGTCGAAGTTCCCGCGCTCGTAGGAGTCGTGCGCCTGCTCGCAGAGTTCGCGCACCAGGACACTGGGGTCGCCCTCCCAGAGCGGCGCGTCGGGGTCGGGCCCGACGCGGATCATCAGGCCGCTCACGTGCCGCATTCCGCGGTGGTCAGCATGGCAGTCCGCCCATATCCCAAGCCGTCACTCGGATTGCTGCGCCTACGCAACACGGGAGGCCTGCTGCACCAGATCGGAAGAGCACAC